TTAATAATGGGGTGGTTTAACCCACCCTTCTTATTATATTTGCTTTGCCGACCTAGAAAAGGTTTGCGATAGCAACTCTACGGTAGTAAACATTGCTGTTAACATCCAATGCGCCAGAACCTTGAGTTCCACCTTTAGCATATGGGTTAGATACCATACCGTAACGAGTCTTAAACCCGATTTTTGGTTGGAAGCTATTCTCACCAACTGCACGAACCATTTGTAATGGAACGTATGGGCAATAGAAGATACCAGCATCGAAAGATGAAGAACCTTTATAGCCTACAACTAGGTAGTTACTGCCAGCATATGGATCGATATATACTTTGTAGCGACCGTTAAGTACACCAGCAAAAGTATTACCAGTATCATCTACTGAAAGAGCGTTGCTGTTAAGAGCAGGAGTGTAATCAAGTACACCGGCCATTTGTAATGCAGAAGCTACGTCTGAAGAACAAATTACGATGTTACCTTTACCACGTCTGGTTCCTTTTGCAATAGCGTTAGCTTCTTGCTCGATTTGGAACATTAAACCTTTGAACTTCTCTACTGACCAACGACCATTTGCATCAACGTCTAAGTCGAATGTTCCTGGAGCGGCTGTAGCAGTTGCACCAGCAACAGCATTTGAGTAGATTGTACGAACCAATTCTCTGTTGATCTCAACTAAGATTTCAGACTGGAGAATGTTGGCTAATTCAGTTTCAGCATCTAAGCCGTGAACTGCTTTAAGGTCCTGAGCAAGCTCAGTAGTGTATTCAGCTTTCAGAGCTCTTGACTTCGCAGCAACTGTAACTTTCTCGATTGAGAAGGCCATTTCGCCGAATGAAGTAGCAGGAGCAACTGGGTCACCAGCAACACCGGTTCCACCAACTGTTAGACCAGCACCTAATGCTTCAGCAGCATCAGTAGCCATGCCAGTACCAGTAGTTTCTGAACCTGCACCCAAACCGTTAGCATGAGTACCAGTACCAGAGAAGTCAGTATCAGCTTCGTTATAGAAAGCTTCGCCGCCAGCTTGGTTAGTGTAAGTTGAACGCATTGCAAAGATAAGTCCTGTTGGACCTGTCATTGGCTGCACACCAGCAATGTCGTATGCCATAAGATTAGGCATTGCACGACGTACTAATGAGATTAATACTGGGTCATAACCAGCAGTTGGACCAGCAGCAGTTGAAGCTGAGCCGAAGCCGCCATCGCCTGTTACTGTAGTTTCGCTAAGAAGACCAGTCATAGAAGCAGAGATATCACCTGATTCTACGAGAGCCTTTTCTGTGTTTTCAAGAATTGTCGCAGTGACAGATTTCTTGTGTTGATCTGCAATTGGTGAAAAAGAGTCGTGCTCCAAAATGGGGCCCCACTTCTCCACAAGAGCTTGATAGTTTGACTGTGCCATAATTGTCTATCTCCTTGTTTAAATAAGTTCTATCTGGATCTATTTATAATATTTTCGTTTTGGGTTATTTGTTTCTTGCGTTTAGAGACTCAACGAGAGCATTAATTGAAGAGTGATCAGAGACTGGTCTCTTAACAACTGTTTCTTCAGTAATGATTTCTTGCTCTTCCTCAGCTTCCTCAACTACAGTAGCTTTCTTAGCAAAGAAAGATTCCTTAAGTGTTGAAAGATCGGTTTTATATTCCGCAATATCTTGTACGTCGAGTTTCTCAGAAAGAACTTTAAGTCTCTCACGCTGGGTGATAGTCAAGTCTTCGGTAATTTCGTCAAACACTCTATTTGCATTAAGTGATGCAACCTGCTTTTGTAGATCAACGTTTTCACTGATCTTTTCATTAGCAGTAGCCTTAAGTTCTTGAACTTCTTCTTCCAAGCCAGCAACTACGTCGATAGTTTCATCATCGATTTCAATGTTGTGCTCTTCAAATAGTCCTTTAAGACCAGTCATTAATGACTCAGCCATCTCAACCTTAACGCCGGTTTCAATAGCAAGCTCGTTCTCTTTCATCCACTCTTCTACTACGTAGTCTAGATAAGAATCAAGATTTTCAACGATCTTTTCTACTGCAGTGTCTACTGATTCTTTCATCTCTACTTCTAGAGTTTCAGTTTTTTCTGCAATAATAACGTCAGCTTTTGCAGTTGCTGCTTCATTAACAGCCGCTTCAAATACTAGTGTTACTTTAGATGTAAATTCTTCGGAAAGGTCCATGCCTTCGAACATAGCTTGGATTGATTCCTCAATTTCAACTACTTCTTCAACTACTACGTCAGAATCAGCTTCTTCTGCAACAGCACCTTGGCCTGGAGTGACTTTGTCAACTTTGTCAGCCGAGGGATCGACTTTCTTTTTGACATCTGCCTTTTTCTTTTTGATTTCGCCGCCTTCTGGAGAAACTGTATCTGCAACTTCTGCCGCAGGTACAACGTCGCCACCAGATTTCTCGACGAACTTTTCGTCTAACTCATTTGACATATGTTCTACTCCTTTTAACTTAATTGGTTATTCTATATGTTTACTATTTATTAAAAAGTTATTTTCTAAGACTAGACACAAACCGCTCGAATAACGCAGCGGCAGTGGTTTCATCAACACGATGAACTACTCTTCTAACTTCTCTCTCTACTGTTTGCTGGATTTCTTCAATTACTTCTTCAACCGAAACATCCTGAGGAAGCCAGTTACCTGAAGCAATATCATAGAAATATTCCGCATTTTCCATAATGCCATTTACGAAACAATTCGGTCCAGATGGGTCTGTTACAATATCAACAGTAGCTAAATGGAAATCGTTTTGTACTTCCATGATTCCGTCTTTGCTTTGCTTGACAGAACCAAGTCCTCTAGTAGATACGCCAATAAGAACACCTTCGTCCATAAATGTTTTGACGATGTTACCCATTGGGGTGCCTAAAATTTTTGCTTTACCGGTAAAATTAGAGCCATCTTTTTTCATTTCGGTGATAAGGTGTGATACTCTATCTCCGTTAATGCTTGGACCATCAGGGTGACCTAACTCGCCAAGTGCTCTTTTAGTACCAATGAAATCTTTATTATAACGATTCATTTCTTTTTCTAGAACCGCAGATGGATATATACGGCCATTACGATTCTTAATATCGCCTTGCATGAAGATTCCTTCAATGAAGTACGACTTTTCGCCGGTCTCTTCATTAAGATCGGTAATAACATTACATTCTTCTACAACTTCAGTAATAAGTTTCATTTTGTGCCTCTATATTCTCTTTATAAATTGTATTTATAATTCTTTTTTGTTATACTCTTGCGTCATAATATGTTTTACTTAACTCACCACGCTCTATGGCTGGATCATCTTTTTTACGCACCCTTACATATGTTTCTTGTGCGCTTCCACCCGGTGGTGTAAAACTTCTTATGCCGTTTGTTACAGTTCCGTTCGCCCTATAATACTGATCATCAGGATGAATTGTTGCACCTGTAACCAATGTACCTAAAGTCGGTGCGTTATCATACTCCCAAATATGAGTATTGCTAACAGCGTGGTATGTTCCTGGAACATCAACCCAAGCCATTCTTATAATGCTTCTCTAGCGAACCCAAGGATTTCTTTAAAACCGGCTTCATCTTTCATTGCAACTTGGCCAAGTTTTCTACGGTTATTAGCTGATAAATCCTTAAACATTTGTGTTAGTAGATCTGCATCTTGCTTCTTAAGAACTACTGATTTGCCATTTTTCAACTTCAACATACCAACTTTAAACTTAATATTTTCTTCTAATTCTCTAATAATAGATTCATTAGTTTTGATTGCATCTTGACCGTGATCGTCAGTTCTTTTAACTTTAGTAGATCTCATAACTGTACGAGTCTTACCATCAGGACCGGTGGTTGTTATTGGTCTTTTAGTAGCAGACATAGTTGTTTCATGGAGTTCTGGATGTAGCTCTTTAGCGTCATCGTGAGAATCGTAATGCTTTGCTAAGTACTTGTGAAGATCTTTTTTCTTGCCAGTAGCATCGTGAGAATAATCACCAGTTTTCTTTAAAGTAATATTGTGCTTCTTAGCATTTGCATCTTTACTGCCATCGTGGTCGATATCAACAGTATGAACTTTATTCATATCTTCGTGCAATTCTGGATGTAGCTCTTTAGCATCTTCGTGAGAATCATAATGCTTCGCTAAGTACTTATGAAGATCTTTTTTCTTACCAGTAGCATCGTGAGAATAATCAGTGCTTTTAGATTTCTTTAAAGTAATGTTATGCTTCTTAGCATTTGAATCAGCGCCACCAGTATGATCGATATCAACGGTATAAACCTTGTTCATATCTTCAGCAAGAGCTTCTTCGTTTTGTCTTTTAAGAACTGCTGCAACTTGTGGATGATCTGAAATGCCGGGCTTCATTTTATTCATAGCCTTAACAGCACCATCATAATTACCACCTTTGTATCTTTTATCAGATGCGATACCAATGGCCATTTTAACATGCTTAGCAGAATGTGCTTCTTCTAAATCTTCGTTCTTTTTCTTTTTGCGAGCTCTTAATGCTGCAAGATCTTTAGCATCGATGTCGCCGTCACCATCAGAATCGATTTCTTTTTGCTTAGGTGATAACTCTTCAGTTTGAAGGTTGGCATGCAAAGTTTTAACCGCTTCATAAGCTGCAGTTAATTTGTTTTGATACCATTCTTTTGGATCGCCATTACCGAGAGATTCTTTAATTTCTGCAACAGCTTGACTCATAAAGTCTAACTGCTTTTCCATCATTGGAATTTCTTCAGCAGGATTTTCTTGAAGATTAGCTTCTTCTTCAAAGATGCCTTTTGAATATGCTTTGTCGTAATTAGCATCACCTTTCTGGTCAGCTCTACGCATAGCTTGTGGCTTTTGGATATCACCAGTAAATTGTGTATCCAAAGCAACTGGGTGTGGTTTTACTTCGTAAGTATGCTGATCCTTAAAGGCTTGCTCTTCATGAGCACCTTTATCTCTTGGTTGTGCTACTTCCGAAATTATTTGTTTAAAGGACTTCATTTGAAATCTCCTAGATTTACTTTGATTTGATTATATTTATCCATTAACGACTTTTGAATCCTCTTCGCGATTGTTATCTTCGCCATCTTCATCGCTTGGGCCGTCTTCAGTGTCTGCCTCAGCAGCTATTTGTTTCTCCATATCTTTAATATCATCATCAGTCATACGAAGAACATTTTTACGAACCCATTCTCTAGAATAATATGTGCCGATATGCTCATCAACTTCTCTTAGAGTTGTTAATCTTTCACGTGCAATTTCAGCTTCTTTCAATTCAGTGAAATAATTATCTTTAATATAGTCGTATCTAATTGCTGGCTTTAATTCTGCAAATTCTTCTGGTGTCATAATACCTTTAAGAATAAGTTGCTTTTCTAAAATTTGAGTAAACAAAGATGAAAAGCGGTTTCTTAAACGTTGGATGAATTTGCTAAACTTAAGTTCATCTCGAGTAATTTCAGAAACACGACCAAACGAATACATTGTTTCTGGTTCTAAACGCGATAGTGGAACCTTAAGCGATTTATATAATTTGCGTTGGAAATACTGTAGGTTTTCGTCGTTAGTTAAACCTGCTGCATTACCACCAGCTAATGTATCTACTTCAGTAGTTCTCTCACCACCACGACGAGGGAACCAAAAATCTTCTGTCATAGTCATCATCTTACGAGCATCTGTAATTTCACCAGTAGATGAATTGTACTGCAGCTTGTTTTTATGACGAACCATCATATCTCTTAAATATTGCTCGGCCTTAGACTTAGGTAAGTTACCGACATCAATATAAAAAATTCTTCTTTCAGGAGCTCTTGTTAAAGTATAGATGATTGTTGCATCTTCAAGCATCCTTAATTGGTTAATTGGCTTAATTGCTGCATGCAAATGTGATAAGACAAGAGCATTATTTTCACTCATTTGACCTGATGTAATACGGGCAATAGAGTCTTTTGCAATTTTATATCCCTGAGAACCAGATGTTCCTGATCCTTTTTCACTACCAAAACCATTTTCTGAATACATGTAGTACTCAGATTTAACTCTTTTAATCGGTACTCCGGAATGTTTATCCACATTTTTCTTATCCATTTCACGAATAAGTTTTAGTTTACGTGGATCAACATACCGTAATTCTCTAATACCGTCTTTTAAATTTTCTTCGTCAATAATGCAGTGATAGTTTACTCTGCCATCAACGTAGAATTTTGAAAATGTATCATAACCATTGTTAGTAAAGTCTAATAAAGTAAGGACTTCTTGGAAAGTTTCTGAAACTCTTTCCTTGACTTTATCTGGAAGATCTGAGTCGTCCATAACAATATCTACAACTTTGTCTGCCAAGTCAACCGAAATTGCTTCATTAACGATTTCATCCACCGCTTGAGTAATTTCAGGATTCATGGCCAGACCACGATATTTTGTCACTAGCTCGGACTCAGTCTTAGCAGTACCTTCTAAATCTAGAATAGTACTGTAGAATCCACCCACAGCGTTTCCAACGGTAATAGCACCGTCGTCATTTTGTGGTTCAGCGAAAGAGACCGGAGCTACGATCTCTTCGCTTTCTCTGTTTATTTCAAACCCAAATAATTTCAATTTTCAATCCTCACATTATATAATAAATTATGTAGTTGGTACGCCAGTATTACCTTCAACTCTCCATAAATCGTACTGGAATGTAATACTAAATTCTTCAATAGTATCAGTAGCGGACCAATCCATTTGAATGCCATCGATTGCAATTGGGAACATGCCTTCAAAAATGTAAGTACGTAATACTGAACCGTCTTTACTGAACTGAGTAATTTGACCGTTAGATTTGTACTGCTGAGGCAAGCCTCTTGAATTTGAATCATGAGAGTTGATGAAGTTCATCCACTCTTCCATTGCGTTTCTGATTGCAAAGTCTTCGTCATTGATTACGGTAACTGTCCAGTCCGCGAATATCCTATCACCGGCATATTTAACCTGTCGTCCAAAGTAGGGAACAGAATACTGTCCTACTGAAGACTCAGGGATTCCAGCTGCCCGTACCATAAATGGTACTTTAATGTCGGCAGTCTGATTAACCGGGTTGGTGATCTGACATTGGAAGAGCGTAGGACGTGCACCGCCACCAACTAGTTCTGATTTGAACTGATTAATGTTAAATGCCATGTGTTCTTCTCCTTTTAAGTATATTTATTACGCGATTTGACCAACAATTTCGTCAAACTCTACACCAGTTCTAGTTGCCACGAATGTTAATTCGATAACGTTAATAGACCTAGCTGGTTTAATGAATATGCTTGCACGGAACTTATTTGCATCTACAACTTCGGGGGTATTAACTGTTGAGTCAGAAACAACTCTGTAGTCAATAATTCCACGACGTCCTTGGATATCCCGAAGGAATGGATCAACGATGTTCTTGAATTGAGTTTGTGTGAAATCATCATTAAACTCAAATAAGAAGCTTTCAGCTGCAGTCGCGATACTTTTCTCAACAGCGATGAACAATCTACGAACATTCAATCTGTCAAAAGCACTATTAATACCAAGACCAGTTTTATCACCAAATAATACAATTCCACGACCTGCTTGAGACATAACTGGATTAACATCCGCGCTATATAAAACATCACGTTGTGGTTTACTTGGATTAAACGCTAATTTAACGATATTCTTAATGATACCCTTTCTGTAACCGGCTGGTGATTCCCAAGGATCTACTCTTGCTGAAAGACCTGCCATGTCACCGTTCAATGGAGTCCAACGATACTTATCGTTGTACTTGTCATAACGGTATTTATAACCACTATCAATGAATGCGTAAGAAGAATTTTGAATCCTGTTACGATATGTAATAGCATTTTCCATTTTAGAATTAGTTTTTAATTCGTCAACTACCGCTTCTTTAGATGGTGAGATAAAAGCAACACAATCTCTACGATAATCTGCAATATTAGAGATAATATAGTTAGCTCTAACACCTAGATCATCACCCTTGCCTTGAAGGATAAAGGAAATGTCGATTTCATTTGTATTTTTGAATGTATCCCAAGCAAACGCTAATGAACTTAACGTTGCAGATGTTTCAGTAGAAGCATCAGTTCCGCCTGACATAGTTTCGTATTGGTTTAGCTTTTCTGTACCCACACTGCCTTCGTTAGTCATTGCTGCAGTAATTACTGCGGTATTAGCAATTTTAACCCAAGAAGATTTGTTTTCGATTACTGTTTCATAGAAGTTTGAAGCACCCTGTGGATCTACAGATCCTGCAGTAGTAGAAAGATTATCAAATACTTCTAATACTTCATTTGGTGTTCCAGAAATCAAGCCATCTTTATCGATAACTGCTACGTGAACGTGGCCAGCTGCAGGAGCTTTGCCGAACGTTGAATTATATTGCCACTTCTTAACAATTGATAGTTTGCTTAAATCTGTTTCAGCTAATGTATATCTTGTACTGAATGTAAGTGCGGTTGTTGTACCAACAGTAGCAGTTACTGCAGTATTACCAGAACCAAACTCTTCATCAATATCAGTAGATGCCACAGAAGATACTGTTAATTCTTGGAATCCAACACTTGAATTACCAATTACAAGAACATCACCAACATAAACGGATGGTGCTGCAATAGTATTTGCTGTTTCAAAAGAAACATTAGCAGAATTAAATTCAATTGTCTGCGATAGTGAGTTATTAGCAATTCCATTAGGTTCAATCTCGCCTACAGCTGCTACGGTATCCTTAAAGGAACCTGCCGTGGCCCAAGATACCTCAATTGAGTTACCTAAAGCGCCAGGGTATTTAGCGTCGAAAGCTGCATACGTACTGTCATCTGAAATTACGTTGTTATTTGCGTCAAGTACAATCGCGAGAGTTGTGCCTGATGCGGTTAATGATCCATCATCTGCTCGTGCCACGTAAAGGGCATTTGAATATGAGAGGTAGTCTGTTGCTGTGAAAAATGTTTCATAGTTGTCGTCGGTTGGTGTACCAAAGCGATCTACTAATTGATTTTCGGAAGTAATTAAAATAGGATCATTAGTTGGACCCCACTTGAATATGCCAGCTATTGCCGCTGGAGCTGTTGCAACGCCTGGTACTGCCTGACTCGCATCCACTTCACGAACAATGACGGAAGGACTTACGGAAAAAGCCATGTTTTTCTCCTTTATTTAATTAGAAACGCGTTTTAATTTTAATTGTTATAACTGTCTCTATTTATAATTATCTCTATTTGCTATTTATATGAGCTTTTTCATAGTCGAAGGCCATCATCATGATAGAAACCATCATCATTGTCTCCATCGTCGATAAAACCAAACGGTAGCATTTCTTCTTCAATTTGCTCTTCTGTTTTTTCTCTGAGCTTCTTTAATGTATTTATGTCAGTCATATCTTTAAAGTATGCCTGCTCAGTCATCCAAGCAAACAATACTAAATTCATTACTAAATCATCGTGAAAACCGGATTCTGCTTCGTATGAGTTTGCTTTCTTAGAAAACCTGCTCAATTCTTGTATTGTTTCATGGTCTCGTATAAACAATTGGTTTTGTTCAACGAGCATTTTTAACATAGAACAACCAGTTCCCTTTACGAGTTTTGTTGTTCTTATACCATTTTCTACGTTTTTTCCGAATCCGCCACTAAGTACTTTACCACTCCGCCCAGAGTTTTGCGTATAAAGTAAATTCTCATAACCATAGTCTATGTGTAAAACATCGACAACTTGTCCGCCGATATCATTAATTTCTACTAATACACCTGCTTCATTATATAGTTTACCACCTCTATTCAATACAGATGCAAAATCTATTGGACCGATATAATTATCTCTATAAACAGCGACCTGTCTATATGGCATATCAGTAATATCAAAAACAGTAAAAGTTGAATAATCCAAACCTTTACCTCTTGCAACGTCTGCGGTTATTACATAATTTTTATCTTTTTCAGGTCTTTCATATTGAATGAAACCTTCGCTTTGAGCAATAGGTTTTTCAGCATACAATTCTTTAAGCTTTGCACCTGAAACAAGTGTACCTGATGAACCTAAGAACTCACAACAATATTCTTGGTTAAACTTTTGTTCATCGTGATCTAACGCTTCTATTGTTTCTTTGCGCCATTTTTCATCTCGGCCAGGAACATCATACCACATTACTTCTTGATATTCATAGCCGTTTGTACCTTCTTTGGCCCCTTTACAGGTTTTCCAAAAATGGTTTAATCCATTGGGTGTAGAAGTCATTAATAGCTTCGTACTCTCACCAGATGAAATGGTTGGATATACTGACGCGAAAAACTCGTCATATCCTTCAATAAATGCAACCTCATCGAGGTATAGAAAGTTAACCGATTTACCACGAATAGCGCTGGAAGATGTTGTTCCTGCTAGTACTTGGCATCCATTCTCGAGTGCTATGTTACCTTTATTCCACTCCTCGATGCCCTGCTGTAACCATTTTGGTAATGCTTCATATGCCAACTTAACTCTAGCCATAACCTCTCTAGAGGCATCTCCTTTATTCGCAAGGATTGCTACAGTTTTAAATTCGTTAAATAAGATATAATGTAAAATAACTGCTACTGCTGTTGTGGTTTTACCTGACTGACGAGCTGTTAAAACTGCAACTCTTCTTTCTTTAAAAATCTTATCGCAAATCTCTTTTTGGTAATCATACATATCAAAGGGAACTAATCCTCGATCCACATGTACAATTTTAATATATTCTTTTGCAAAGTAAACAGGATCATCAGCACACTTCATATATTCCTGAACCAGATCAGGTGTCCATTCGATTTGCTCTTGGACCTTTTTAAGGTGCGAGTTACCTAAGTATCCATCACCCATCAATTACACCATCATCTTTAGTACTGTTATCTTTCAGCATCTTGAGTAAATCTGCAGTTGAGACGATTAAATTATTATTTACAGTATTAGTTTGAGCTGCTTCTTTAGGACCGTTGATTTCTTCTTTAGCAAACTTCTTCTTAGTAGAAATATCAGCAAAGTCTTTGTTAGCGTCTAGTAACGTTTTCATTAAAGTAGAAACTACTTCAAATGCTCTAGGCTGCTCTGATTGCTTCGCTATCTC